ACGCGGGCCACGCAGTATTTACAATCCAATCGACGACGGCCTGAATGACGGGCTGCATTCCCTGCCACACGCTAACGATGCCGTTCCATACCCATTGCGCGCCGGCGACTATTCCGTCGCAGGCGGCCTGGAGTGCGGGCCATGCGGTGCCGACGATCCAATCAATGACTGCCTGAATGACCGGTTGCATTCCCTGCCATACGGATACCATGACGCCCCACATCCACTGGGCGCCGGCGACGATTCCATCCCAGGCGACTTGCATGAGAGGCCATACGTTAGCGGCGAACCAATCGGCCACGGCCCCGGCGGCCGTTTTGATTGCTTCCCAACAGGAAATGACAACATTCCGGAATGTTTCGGAATTCTGCCATGCCACAACAATTGCCGCGACCAATGCTGCGATAGCGATCACAACAAGGCCGATTGGGTTAGCGTCCATTGCGGCGTTGAATGCCCACTGCGCCGCAGTCGAGGCGATTGTCGCAGTTTTGTGGAGGACCATCATTGCAGTGGCCCGCCCCCAAGCGACCGCCTGCATCGTAATCTGGGTAGTTGCGCGCGCGATATTCGACAGGAATTCGCCGGCGTACATGAGGTTGAGCTGCGCAGTCTCGACCACATCCCTGACTTTCGCCACAGTCATCGCGTTAATGGCCGTGGTAACGCGCCCTGCAACGCCGGCCACGCCTTCCATGTCATTCAACCATTGCTGCATTGAGGACATGACCATGACGGCTTTCCATGCCGTAAACGCAGCCGCGATACTGTAAACCGCCACTTTACTATTGAGAATAGCGACGGTCAAGCTTTCCATGAATTGGACGAGGCTACTATTCGCAATGGTGCTGAGAGCAGTAGCAATACCGGGGACGAGCGTCCCAACAATGAACTTACCGAGCTCGACGAAACTATTGCGCACGTTGGTGATATATGAGATGATTCCGGAGTCTTTGTCGAATCCGAAAATCGTCCCCGTGAAATCACCGGACATGAGCAAATCTTTAAGATTCTTCAATGACGGGACGAGTGTCTTGTTGATCCATACTCCCGCGGCGGCGGCAGCGTCACGCATGCGGAAAAGAAAATCAACGAAACTTGAATCTTCCTCAAACGAGAAGATCGGGCCAGTGAAGTCCCCCTTGCGGATAACGTTGAAAGCGTTCGTAATACTGGGGATGAACGAGTTGCTGACCCAGTTGAATACTTTTTCGAACCCTTTGCTCATGGCGTCAAGGGACGCGGTGATCCAGGGGAGTGCTTTTTCGGCGATTTCCTGCGCCCCGGTCACGAGGGTTGCTTTGAAGTTCCCCCATGCGCCTTCGAGGGTTTTGGTGGATGTAGCGGCTTCAATGGCCACGTCTTCCATACCGAGATCGAGGATTGCTTGGTTGAATTCCTCGGCGGTGATCTCACCCTTTTCCATGGCTTCCCGGAAATTGCCAGTGTAGGCGCCATTCTTTTTCATGGCTTCCTGCAATTTACCGGACGCGCCAGGAATTGCGTCGGAAAGTTGGTTCCAGTTCTCAGTGGTGAGTTTTCCGGCACCTGCGGTCTGCGTCATGACAAGGCCGACCGTTTTGAATGTCTGTGCGTTCCCGCCAGCAACAGCATTCAAGTTACCTGCAGCCTCGGCGAGCTTATCGTAGCCTTTTACGCCGTTGGATGCGAGCTGTGCGGTAATTGACTGAATATCGTCGAGCTCATAAATTGTGCGGTCCGCGTAGGAGCGCGTACTCTTTGTGAGCGCGTTGATTTCGTCCGCACTTTTACCGGCGAATGCGAGCGTTTGCTTGAATTTGATTGTGGCGTCGGCAGCGTTGAATGCTTCTTTTGCAACGCCGCCGAACGCGACTGCAATGCCGCCGATTGCGAGTCCTCCGAGCGCGGCGCCGGCGACTTTCGCTACCGATTTGAACGCGCCACCCAAACCGGATGTGATCTTTCTCTCGGCCGGCCCGGTGTCGACGTTACCGATTTCGCTATTGATGCTTCGGGCGAGGCCTCGCACAGACGGAGTGATCTGAATCCATGCGGTCCCGAGATCATATCCGGCCATCGATACCTCTCCGAAATCATGTGTAGCGAAAATGGTTCACGCCAATCAAATCACTTTTCGTGTTTGTCTTGGCGTGAACCATTTTACACTATCCGATAGAAACACGGGTTCAGCTGCCGTATCGAGCAAGCCACTTCTCACCCTTAGCTTTTTGCGCTTTAGCATGCTTGCTTGACACCTTGGGGTTACCGGTTTCCCGGTACCCTTCAGCCGGCGGCTTTGGCGCTTCAGGCCATTTATCTTTCTTGACGCCATTGACGGCGAGCAATGTGGTCTGAATGTTGTGTGCTGACATTATTGTGGCGGCTACCTCATCGGACCAGTATCTGTCTCCGCCTCGCGCCCTGTCGAATGCTGACCCAGGCGGGAGCCCGCCGATGAGCGCCATTACCCGTCTGGGCGTTACCCTGCCTCGATACAAATCGAGAATATCAGTGTTGTAATATCGTTGCAGGTCAGCTTCTATCTCCCACCCATACTCGCGGAGTAGTGGTGGGAGAATCGTCAGTTTCCCGCGCCCACCTCGGACACGATTGACTGCATGAAATCGGTCACCGCGTCGATCGGAACACGACCGTTCTCATCCTCCAGAGCAGAGTAAACCTCACCCTTGTGGTCGCCTACGATGAGGCGGAACAGGGGGAATGGGTTGCCGGCGTCGAGGGCTTCGAATGCGCGGAAGTCCTCCAGGGCCTCCGGAGGAATGTCAAACTCGATTCCCTCATAGTCCACATGAATGGGATCGCGCGTGGCCTCCGCCTTGGCCAACCTGTCAGCAGGCGCCTTAGCTCCGGCGGCCTTTGCCTTGCTCTTCGTGGTCTTGTCAGACATAATGGGTTGTCCTCAAAATTGTTTTATAAAGGGTGGGTTGTGTTTGTTTTGGATCTCCCCCGCTATTCCGCGACAACCCATCCGAAACACGAAATAGCGGGGAAGAATTGTTCGTCAGGCGGGGAACAGCGCCTTGTGGTCGGAGTAGATAATGTAGTCGCCCAGCACAGAAAGGTTGTACTCGTAGCCGGTGATCTCAGCCTGCTGGAAAGTGATCTCGCCGCGCTCGCCGAGCTCCAGACGCGGGAAAACAATACGAATCTGTGCACCCACGCCGGAAACATCGAAAAAGTCAGCGACACCGCAGAGAAGCTTGACCTTACGGGAAGACTTTGCGGTAATCTTCACGCCCTTAGTAGCGCCGCCGTCCTCAATCTTCTCACTAGTAGCGTCAAGATACCAAGAAAGCGGGGCAAGCTTGGTCTCCAGGAGAGTGGCACTAAAAGTAGTCTCAGAGGAGTCGAGGAACGTCTTGACGACGCCGTGGCCCTGGTGGCCCTTGATCTTGGTGACGGAGTCGTCGGAGGTGAGCTTGAACCCGTCCTCACTGATCCACCCAACGTTGGTGAGAGTGGTCACACCGGAGAGGTCCTGGGTAAGCGACGTAATCTTCTTACCGAAATCGACCTCATACTCACCCAGCCAGAGCGCGTCGTTGTCGGACGAGAAAATGAGTGCATTGTCAGCGTTAACAGCCATTATTTTGTTTCACCTATGTGCTGTGATTGTTAATGTTGCAGTCGCCCTCGCCTGAGACGTGTCCGGATCGGGCATTTCTATCGGATAGGATGATTGTACCATCACTATACCATCCCGATAGTTCGGCATTGTGTGTGCCACATTAACGGCCTCGCACGCGATTTTCATCGCCTCACCCGACGACTGCGCATAGGCGTCGATCGTCTCCAACGCGATACAGAGTGCCTTCTGTGTGACACCGGTACCACCTGTTGAGAGGACTCGGATAAACGCAGAGGGGCGATCGGGGCTTTCGGGCCTGCGAGCCACAATCGGCACACTCATGTGCGTGGACAGGAAGTCCATGAGCCGTTTCTTGATGTCCGGCACCGTGGGGGCGCGATCGTATGTGGGACTCATTTCCCGCCACCCATTGTGGCCCCGATCGCACGCTCCAATGTGTGTTCCCTCATCTGCCTGCGCATTGCAGCAATGGTGCGTGCTCTGACGTATCCGCGGGTACGATTTCCGTGCGTCGTCTCGCCCTCGAAGCCGCGCGCACGCTGGTAT